TTCTGCATGAAACGTATTCTTTCTTTCTGTTTTTCTTTACCAATTGCTCAAATGATATTCCAAAATGATTGCAACAAATATCTATTATTCTATCTGTCTGCATCTTTTGAGATAGTTTAAATTCGCCGTCTAAATCTTTTGATTTGCGAAGTCCAGGTATTGCGTATGCGCTGTATATCATTAGTTAAATATTATGTATAATGTTAAAAGTAAAATGATGATCTCAATAATTGTTTGTTTCATGAGTTGGTGGGTTTATTTTTACTTCTTTAAACATTCCTGCTAATTCTGCTGAATGCAATATTTGTTCAATAGCAGTAAATCCAACATTGGAGTTTTGAATGAGATGAGTTACTTTACCCACCATTTCGATTTTTTCTTGTAGGCTTAATTCAAGCCATGAGTTACAGTTTGCCATTTGTTTTAGTTTTAAGGTTTATAAAAAATAATTGTCTTGTAATAATGCAGTAATAACTGCTGCAATGATGATGAAGATTAGTGCTTGTTTGTTTTCTTTTTTCATAGTTTATGCAGTTGTTAGGATGCTGCACCCCTTTATTGATTTATAATTCTTTTTCAGTCATTACATATCCAGCAGGAAATCTTTTTCTGCATTCACTTCCAACACCCATTACCCATGCATCAGGATATTCATTTTTATCAGTAGCAAGATAAGCATCACCACCAAAAATAGAATTGATAAAATATTTTGGGTTGGTAATTTTTTTACCACAACAAGGACAATGGTTTAAGTTTAATTCATCTGCTTTTTCTCTGTTTCTATCAAACATTTTATAATCTGATATTCTTGGAATTTGAATGATGTTTGTTGGTTTTTGTGAATTTTTCATGTGTTTTAGTTTTTAGTTTTTTAGTTTGATAAAGCAAAGATAATAGGTTAATCAATACAAAAATCAAAAACTTTAAAAAAATAAATTTTTTTTTTTAAATTCTTTTTTATATACATTTGCAGAAAATCAAATAATCATGAAAAACGGAAAAACAGTTGAACTTTCAACAAAGCAAGTAACTAAACTTCAAAAAGAATTAGATCAGTATCGAGTCAAAAAAGATTTTGAACGTAAACACAACATCTCTGTAATGACAGTTTACAATGTTGTAAGTAACAAAAGGTGCAGCGAAAGAATTTATCAATCACTATTTAAAACCACGAAATCATGTTAGAACATTATAACGAATTAGAACCAACTTCAAGACAAGAAGCAGAAAGATTGCTTAATGAATTTAAAGCATTAGGTTTAAGCCATATTGTATCAACTGCTTGCGCAGTTAAAGTATGTGAGAATGTATTGAATAGCACAGTACATAATTATTTCACACAAATACATTGGAAAGCCGTAAAAAAAGATTTACTTTACAACCCTATTGGAAATACCGACTTAATATTTTAATATGCTCAAACAAATCTTCACCGAATATAAAGCAATCGGATTGAAAGTAATACCGATTGAATGGGATGTTGCTAATATGCAACCTGTAAGTCATCACAATTGGAGTGAAGATAAAGAATGGAAGTTGCAAGAAAAGCATAATGCAATAATGATTCAAACAAAGGATTGTTATGCAGCCATCGATTTTGATATTAAGAACACCAGCGACAAAGAACTTTTCACAAAGTGGTTGCACATTGTTACCAACTCTGAACCTGATATTTTGAATAAAGTATTTATTGAGAAAACTAAATCAGATGGCTTTCATGTTTGGATTAAGTATTGCAAACTAACAAAAAAAACACAACTTGCAGGTAACGAGAAAGGAGCGGAAGTAATTGCTTTATATGCTAACGGTCCTTTGGTTTATACTTACCCAACTCCAGGCTATTCTGAATTTCATCAATCAATGGCAGATGTTGAAGAACTTACTGATGATGAATACAACTATCTAATTCAAGTATCACAATACTTCAATGAGTATAAACCAACTTATGATCCTACAAAGAAAGCAATCAGCTACCCAAAAGGATTTGAAGCCGAGTTGTCAAATTATGACAAGTCACTTTCTGACGAATCATGGGAACTGCTATTGAATGACATTGGTTTAGAACCATTGCAAAACTTTAGGTATAATAAGAAGGATTCATTTGCTGCATATAAACGGAAAGAATCAACATCTAATGCTATTAGTGCAAAGGTTTACTTCAAAAGTAAAAGAGTATTATTATTCACAGCATCAATGCATCAGTTCCCTAATTGGCATAACAAAGAACAATATCCAATATGGGCATTGCCACCATCATTTGTACTTTACTATAAGTTTGGCAGAGATTGGGATGCAGTATTGAAATACATCGGTTGCAGTAAGCCATTGGCTATTGACTTTCCTTTTGAGATATTCCCAGAAAAGATAAGACAATCAATATTTGATGTAGCAAAGGAACGTTCACTCAATCCTTTGTTTCTTGCAACTGCAGGACTTTGGACTATATCTTCATTGGCAGGAACTTGTTATACTTCCGACTTTGGCAATGATGGTAAAAACATTCTATTTTGCATGTTGATTGCACCTGTATCTGTTGGTAAAACTCCTGCTTACAAAGCAATGTGTGAATCTCCATTAAAACAATTGCAAGAGATTGAAGATGAAAAATTCAAAACTGATGTTGCTAATTGGAATGCTGAAAAGATGCAAGCATTAAATGACAAGAAACAATTCACTAAACCAAAACCCAAACGATTCATCCCATTTGCAGTTGATGGAACTACTGAAGGTTACATCGGACTATGCCAAGATCAATCGGCAGGAATAGGAGTGTATCATGATGAAGCAGAAACCATCTTAAATGCAGGTAGTTTCAAATCAAACAATGATTCTATCAGTTTCTTTACACAAGCCTTTGGCGGTGGTAGATATACTCAAATACGAGCAGATAGAGATAAAGAAAGAGTTGTGCAAGATTTGAACATCAATCTTTTAATGGGAACGCAACCAAGTAGAATGAAGAATATCTTTACTGAAGATAGAATCGCTAATGGTTTCGCATCCAGATTTCTTATGGTTGAATCTGAATATCTACAACTAAATGAAGATGCAGATCCATTTACTTCATCAAGGCAGATATGTAATGAATGGGTAAATCTAATACATGACTTGTATAATGTGAATAAAACCTATTGCGAGAATGAAGCAACACCATTGCATATTGAAATAACTGAAGGAGCAAAGAAACTATACCGTAAGTATTATAAGGAGAATCTACAATCCGCAAATCAAAGAATTGCAGATAATATCGAAGGTCATATCATTGGAACACAAGCAAAGATGTCAACCTACATTCCTCGATTAACTCAATTGATTGCAATAATTAATCAACCTTTACAACCTATTGTAACTGAAGAAGTTGTAGAGTTAGGGCAGCGTTTATTTCGTTTCTATTCCAATAGTACGATTTCAATTATTTCAAAGATATTCATGGAAGCAGATACAGGACTTCCCAATGAATTGGAGTTGCTTTACAATGCTTTGCCAGATACATTCACAAATAAACAGGCTGAAGAAACTTGTATTAAGTTGAATTTACCAAGTCGAAAGTATCAGATTGCACTTCGTCGGAAGGATTTCGGGAAACTATTCCGTAAGGTTAAACATGGGGAATACACTAAAACTTTATAAACTATGACACACGCATCACTATTTTCAGGAATCGGTGGATTTGATTTAGCAGCGGAATGGGCAGGTTGGCAAAACTTATTTCATTGCGAATGGAATCCATTCGGACAAAAAGTATTAAAACATCATTTCCCAAAATCAATAAGTTACAATGACATCACTAAAACAGATTTCACTATTCACAGAGGACAAGTTGATATCCTTACAGGAGGATTCCCTTGCCAACCATATTCAAGTGCAGGAAAGCGACTTGGCAAAGAAGATGAACGCCATCTATGGCCGCACATGCTTAGAGCAATTAGGGAAATTCAACCAAGTTGGGTTGTGGGCGAAAACGTTCGCGGACTTACTAATTGGAATGGAGGGATGGTATTCGACGAAGTGCAAGCTGACTTGGAAGCTCAAGGCTACGAAGTCACACCGTTTCTACTTCCAGCTTGCGCCGTCAACGCACCCCACAGAAGAGACAGGATTTGGTTTGTTGCTTTTAAAAACTCCATCAGCGATGGATTCATACAGCGAGAACTTGAGCAAGAAAGAACAAAAGTTTGGGAACAGTGGAACATTGGCTCAAGAAGTAGCGACAGGATTCATATATCAAAGGGGAATGCTACCAACACCAACTGCAATGGATTCAACAAATGCAACGGCAACAATGAAGTCAACTCAAGTCAAGGAAGTACTTGGAACTCGTTCCCATCTCAATCCCCTATTTGTGGAGGAGATGATGGGCTTCCCAGAGAATTGGACGGTATTACCTTTTCAAAATGGAGAGCAGAAAGTATCAAAGGTTACGGAAACGCAATAGTACCACAAGTAGCTTATCAGATATTCAAAGCCATAAACCAATACGAAGCACTATAAAAAGTGCTTTTTTTATGTCGATATGCACCTCATTTGCACCTCATTTGCACCTCTGAAACCCTTACCTGTAAAGGATATGCACCATAAACAGTGCTTTTCTAGAATTATTAGAAGTAAATATTATTATTATTAAAAAAAAAGTATTTCAAAAAAAATGGTGCATATGGTGCAAATCCTTACCACCATTGACTTTGAGAGGTGCAAATCAAGTGTTTTTGAGGTGATTATGGTGTTTTTCAAAAAAATATTTTTTTAATTCAAATACTTGTTTTAGTTTTAAGTAAGTTGAAATGCAATCATTACATAGAACAAATATATAAAAGCAAAGAGATTAACTCTTTTATTGCTTCAATTCATCCTGTTTCATTACAGGACGATTTAAGGCAAGAACTTGCTTTGGCTTTACTTTCTATCGACTGCGATAAAATAATCGAAATTTCGGCTTCTAATGGCTTAATGGGATATAGTATAAAGATTCTCAGCAACATGGCTTTCAGTAATACATCCCCTTTTTATAAAAAGTTTAAAAAAGATGAGTACGAAAAAGCCATTGCCTATATGCGAAGTCAAATGAATTTACCGGTATTGAATCCTAAACTTTCTAAATTGGTAAATGAAAGATTATTACTAAAATACTCCATTGATGAAATGGAAGCACATGAAGCAATACTTTTCAATAAATACGTAGAAGTAAGAAGTTGTCAGCAAGTAGCTGATTATTATTCTATTCCTTTAAAGCATGTAAAGGATGTTATTCGTAAAACTAAAAAAGAACTTAAAGACTTATGTACATCACAATTTTAGCAGCATGGTTATTTGCTTACTACTTTGTTAAAGTGGCATTGTTACCTAACAAGATCAAGAATCTTTACAACATTCCATACACCAAACGCATCAAACCTTTTGATTGTGTTACCTGTCTTTCAGTATGGAGTGCTGCAATACTTTACTTCCTACCGATTGAAGTATCACAATTTCTTGTCATCACTTTTGGTGCAGGATTCATCGGACAAATAATTAAATAATGAAGAACACTACTAACAACAAAACTTGCTTCGGTAAACGTAAGCATGGTAAAGCGAAAAAATCCTACAACAAACATGATAGGAAAGAACGCAATTATAGGGGGCAAGGGAGATGAGAGTATTAGGGCTAATGAGCAAGTGGTCAGGTTGTGGTTGGCATCGTGTTATGTTACCATTGGCATTCCTGCCAGATAGCTATAACCATGTTACGAATATTCCTAGTGAAGAACTCTTTAAAGAAAGGCAGTTTGATATTTTGCTTTACAATCGCTTTTGCTTCTTTGATAAAGATTGGGAACTTACAAAGTCAATATTCAAAGTCGTAATGGATCTTGATGATGATTGGGAACTTCCTGTAAAACATCCAATGTATCACTTGTATAAAATGCAAGAAGAAAAGATACTTAACAATATTTCAAATGCTGACTTGGTTACTGTTACAAATCAAAGGCTTTATGAAAAGGTTTCTAAACTACACAACAATGTTGTTATACTACCGAATGCTATCCCTTTGGGTGAACATCAATATACTGATGAGAAACTTGAATCTGATTTAGTTCGTATCTTTTGGGCAGGTGGTTCATCTCATCTTGCTGATATGTCTATACTTCGCAATCCTATCAAAAGACTGAACGAACTTAACAATATCGAAATGGTCTTAGGGGGTTACACCGATACTGATCCTGTATCAAAGGAATATTGGGTTAAGATGCATAATATCTTTACAAACGGCAATAGGCTTAAGAATAGAAAATTAGAAGGCACAATGCCAAACGGTTACATGGAGCATTATAAACATGCAGACATTATGCTCATACCTTTAGAAGATAGCAAATGGCATGGCTGCAAATCAAATCTAAAAATACTCGAAGCAGCAAGTAAACGAATACCATGTATCGTGTCTAACGTTGAACCTTATAATGTAGACAAAGACTGTCCTGTTTTATTTGTCAATAGTCAATCCGATTGGAATAAACATATCAAATATTTAGTTAACAATCCTGAAGAAAGGATAAAATTAGGAAATCAATTATATGAGTGGGCAAAAGAAAAATACAACTATCAAGAAATCAGTCAAAGAAGATTCGATGCATATTCAAGTCTTATTAAAGCATAAGCATCACTTCGATCTATTTATCAAAACAGGTGAATTGGTAAACTTCAATGCTGATACCCAAGACGAACTTTTTAATATATATAAAGAGAAGTTCCCGAATTATGACTACAACCGTAGATGCCCTGCTTGTGTGGCAGAGTTCATGGTTGCAGTTTATTCTCATTTTAAAAATGAATTATGATAACACCGGAAGAGTTCTTACAGACTGAAATAAATATGGGAATATCATTCCAAAGTGAGCAGTTCGTAAACTTGGCGAATTATACTGCTCAACAATTGAATGGTTATCCTATCAAGTCTGTAATGGATTACGGAGCAGGAACAGGTGTTTATGCTGATGCATTTTACAAATTAAGTTATGATGTTAAATGTTTTGAAATATGGGAAGCACATCAAAACTATATCAAAGCGAATGCGCCACATTTAGAAATCATCAATAAGCCTATTACAACCGATTTGATGTTATTTATTGAAGTTGCTGAACATATGACTGATAAAGAAATTAAAGCGTTATTTAAGAAGATAAAGCCTAAATACATACTATTCAGCTCAACAAGCGAAAGTAAGCCGGGATGGGATGAACAATGGGGTCATATAAATATTAAACAACAAAATGAATGGGTTGATATGTTCTTTGATTTTGGTTATAAATTGAGTAAAGAACTTTCACAACCTACAACGTATACAAAATTATTTGAGATAAATGGGTAAACATAAATACATAGAAACTCCTGAAGTAATGTGGATTCTATTTGAAGATTACATAAAGCATCTAAAGAACAATCCTATCATAATAAAAGATTGGGTTGGTGGAATGGCTAAAGAAGTATTAAGAGAAAAAGAAAGACCTGTTACAATGGAAGGGTTTAGAGAATTTGGTCATAAGCAAGGTGTAACTATCAAACATTACTTTGATAATGTGGGTGGAGCATACGATGATTATTGTACAATCTGTACGCGCATAAAGGATTATATACGAACTGAACAGATAGAAGGCGGCATGGCAGGAATATACAATCCATCAATAACACAAAGATTGAATAACTTGGTAGAAAAGAATGAAACTAAAGTTCATGTTGAACAACCATTCTTTGGCGATGATTAACTATGTTCATCAAAACAACTGCAATACGAAAGATTCGCAAACTTGAAAGGTTTGTTAAAGGAATACAAGGCGGAACTTCTGCCGGGAAAACTTATGCCATTATCCCAATACTTTGCGACATTGCAACAAAGAATCCATTATCTGAAATCAGCATTGTAGCTGAATCAATTCCGCATCTCAAAAGAGGTGCAATGAAAGACTTCAAAAAGATAATGGTTGAAACAGGTAGGTTCGATGACAACCGTTGGAATGCTTCTGACTTTAAATACACATTTGCCAATGGATCACAAATAGAGTTCTTCTCTGCAGATAACGATGCAAAGCTACGAGGTGCAAGACGTGACTACCTTTACATGAATGAGTGCAATAACATGACATTTCATTCTTATACTGAACTTGCATCCAGAACAAAGCAAGGGGTTTATTTAGATTGGAATCCTACAAATACATTTTGGTTTCATAATGAACTGCTAAATGATGAAGATGTTGACTTCCTTACAATCAACTACACCGATAACGAAGCATGTCCTGAATCAGCATTGAACTTCATTTTAAAAGCAAAAGAGAAAGCAGATCAAGGCAATGCGTTTTGGCAGAATTGGTATAAGGTTTATGGGCTTGGTGAGATTGGTAATCTTGAAGGGGTAATCTTCAACAATTGGAAGCAGATTGACAAGATACCTGATGAAGCAAAGTTATTAGGCATAGGTTGTGACTTTGGATATACAAATGATCCTACTGCCTTAATTGAAGTTTATACCTACAATGGCAAAAGATATGTGAATGAATTAGTTTATCGGTCAGGTATGCTCAACTCTGATATTGCCAAGATACTACCTAAAGGGGTAATAGTTTATGCTGATTCATCCGAGCCTAAATCCATTGACGAAATTAAACGATACGGCATATTGATTAAAGGAGTTACTAAAGGCAAGGATTCGATTAAATATGGCATTGATGTAATGCAGCAGCAAGAATACTATGTTACAAGTCAAAGTGCTAATCTCATTAAGGAATTGAGGTCATACAGTTGGGACAAAGACAAAGAAGGTAAGAAACTAAACAAGCCTATTGAATACTTCAATCATGCTATTGACGCGCTGCGTTACCATGAAATGGAAGCATTGGGAATAAAAAAGAATTGGGGTAAATACCATGTCATCTAAAAAGTATATATATAACGTATGAAATTAACAATTAAGAAATTTCAGGAGTTGCATTCCATTACTACAATGGAGATGGATGAGTTCGACAAGTCGGTGAAGTTAGTTGAATGTTTAACTGACAAAACACCTGCACAAGTTGAAGCAATGCCATTGAAAGAGTTTGAAAAGTTATGTAACGATTTAAACAAGTTATTTGATATAAAGGTAGAGCAGTTGCAGAACTCAAAGCCTAAAGCAATGATAGTAGCAAATGGTAAGCCATATCATTTGAACTTCAATATTATGCAACCGCCATTCAATGCAGGAAGATATGTTGAGGTAGCAACATTTGCTACTGATACTATTGGGAACTTGCACAATATACTTGCATCAATGGTAACACCTTTGAAATGGAGTTGGAGAAAGATGAGATATGTAAAGTTGCCGTATGATGCAACACAACATGAGCAATATGCAAATGATATGCTGCATGCGGATTTTGAACATGCCTATCATGCAAGTGTTTTTTTTTATCTTGTTTTCACTCATTCAATCAGAAATTCAAAGGATTATTTGGTAGCGGAGATGATAGCAGCGGGAGTGAAACAGGAGGAGGCAGCAGAATCCATAGAAACTTTATTGAAAGTTTTGGATGGATGTATAACGCAAAAATGGTATCAGAGTTTGAAGCTATCAGTTTAGATGCCGTTTGGGATTTACCTGTAGTTCAATTCTTAAATGACTTGAATTACCTAAAGCAAAAAAGATTAGTTGATGATGAACAACAACAAAAGTTGATAAATGAATATAAGTAAAACAGATCTTCTCAATCTTGAATTATTTAGACAAGAAGGAATAGGTGAATTTGTCCAGGTTACTGAAGCAATGGATAGGGTTGCAAAGATGTTTCTTGAAAATTTAGAAGCAAATATCAATGCAGCAAAATTTTCAGGTAGTGGATCATTGCTTTCAACTATGGATTATAGAGTTTCTGATGATGGTAAGTCAGTTGATATAATACTAAATAACTATTACGATTATGTCAATCAGGGAGTGAAAGGTTGGGGAAGTTCAAAGAATGCACCGAACTCACCATACAAATATAAATCATTAGGCATGAGTGCTGAAGGTAGAGTAAGTATTAGAAATTACATACAATCGGGTAAAGCAAAAATTACCAATGTAAAAAATGATAGAGCATTCGGAATAGGAACAGAAAGAAAGGCAAAGTCATTAATTGATGCAAGAGTTGATACATTAGTTTATCTAATCAAAAGATATGGTATAAAAGCAACAAACTATTTCACAAAGACAGTTAATGAAAGTAGAGATGACATTCAATTAATTATAGCAGAAGCAGTCGGTAAAGATTTCGTTTTAAAATTTAAAGTTAAATGATAACACAATTAGCATATCCATCAGGAGAGCCAACAGTACAAGATGCACTTTGGCATGTATTCTCAACCAATGTTTCAGGGCAAACAGATTTCAAGTTTGTATTTGATTTATATGTTGGCGGAGTTCAACAATCAAGAGTAAAGCTATTCCCAGAGCCAAACAATGGCAAAGGTTACTTTGATGCAGCACCTGTAATACGTAACACATTTACTTATGAGTGGCTTACACCTGCAGAAACTTTTTTAATATGTGAGCCGAATGCAAGTGGGCAAGCAAGTCAAACATATCAATACAGAATAGGTGAAGAATATTCAGGGGTAACGTATTTGAATTTAGCAAGTGGCAATATTACTGCATACAATTGGAATGCTCCTTTGTTTAAGCGTAGGCAATCTGATTTAACTGCAAAGCAAAACAAGTTCATGACTAATCGACCTAATACAATCAATGCAAGTTTAGGCGATAATATCTTCATCGGAGTTTATGATAATAACTTTGCATGTGATATTAAAGCGTACAATGAAAGTAATGCTTTAGTAAGTACACAAAGTTTGACTTTGACAAATACAAAGTTTGCACAATTGAACATAGGAAGCAAAGCAATCAATACTTATTTCAGCAATACGAATATCAATTCAACTATTAAGTATTACGAAGTTGTTTCTGCAACAGATAGCATCAGAGTTAATCTTGAATGCAATCCAAAATACGAATCATTTAATCTTCACTTCCTAAATGATTGGGGAATGTTCGATACTGCAAAGTTTAGTTTGGTTTCAAAGCTAACAATGGATATTGAACGCAAAGGATTTGAGAAACGTGATTATTCTCTTGGCAGTAATTCAGTAACTTATTATACAAATAATAAGTACAATGAAAGCAAAATCAACTATCAAAATAAAAAAGATTATAGCTACAAGCTAACAATGGATGCGCCAACTGATGCAGAGTATGAATGGTTGGCAGAATTGGTAGCATCTCCGCAAATATACTTTGAGAAAGATGGTTATTATTATCCTGTAACAATCAAAGCTACTAACTATGAGTTCAGTAAGTACGTGAATAATAGATTAAGAGTTTTTGAAGTAGAAATAGAAATGAATCAAACAAGATACAGTCAAATAAGATAAAATGACAAAAATATTTATCGAAGGCTATGAATTGGACTTAAGCAAAGGTTTATCTAATCAGTTAACCTATGCAATTGATGACTTGAACAATTTAGATAGCAAGGCAACAACATTTAGTAAGACAATAGTATTGCCGGGAACTGCAAACAATAACTATCTATTAGGCAATATCTTTGAGTTCAACAATGCTAACTTCACAAGTGATCAAGCGCCGAATGTAATGTATAACTACAATGCAAGTAAATCAGCGGTGTGCAGAATCGAAGTTGATGGATTGCAGATTGTGAAGGGAGTGTTTAGGTTGTTAGAGATAATAAGAGATGGCGAGAACATAGAGTACGAATGTGCGGTGTTTGGTGAGTTGGGTGGATTGGTTACTGCATTAGGCAACAAGCGTTTACAGGATTTAGATTTCTCTGCATATAACCATGATTACACTTATGCGAATATTACTTCATCATGGAATAATACATCAACAACAGGATATGTTTATCCATTAGTTGATTACGGTAACTACTCAACTAACAAAAAAGATTTTCAATATAAAACATTCAGACCTGCATTATTTTTAAAGGAATACTTTGATAAGATAATGGCAAGCGCAGGTTATACTTACACAAGCACATTTCTTAATACTGCTTTTTTTAAAAGGTTAATAATTCCATGTAATCAAAAGAGGTTAACAAGAGCAAGCACAACTTCATTTGATGTATCTTTTTCAGGCACTCAAAGTTATGGCAGCACAGGAAGTTCAGGCCCATTCTACGAAAGGTTAGCACAACCAACTCAACCAACTTTAGGCTCATTTACTACAAGCGATAATAAGACTTTTACATACACAGGTGCAGCAACATTAACAGGAACTTTAAAAGTAAGAGTAATTGGAGATTATTCGAGTGCTGCTAACAATTTAACTATTGGTGCTGTATGTGGAAGTGCTTTTACTTTTTATGATTTTCCAGAAGATAGTGGTGTTGGCGGTGATCCATTCGATATAACATTGAATTTAAATGTTAATATAAATACAGGCGATACTTTCTTTGTAGAAACAAGTACATTTGATGATACCATTCCTTTTCAATTAACTATTACAAGTTTATCTTCTAAAATTACAGGTATAGGAACGCAGCCTGTGGAAGTAAATTTAGGCGAAGCAGTTGTAATAAATGATACAATTCCTAAAGGTATATTCCAAAAAGATTTATTTACTTCAGTTTTAAAGATGTTTAATTTGATGGTTACTGAAGATAAATTTACAGATAACCATTTAAACATTGAGCCTTACATTGATTTCTATACAGGCAATGTAATTGATTGGAGTGATAAATTGGATAGAGGTAAGCCTATCAGATTAAAGCCAATGAGTGAAGCGAATGCAAGATATTATGAACTGAAATGGAAGCAAGATAATGATTTCTATAATGAAGATTATCGCAAGAAGTATAATGAAGGTTATGGCGATAGAATATTCGATAATGGATTGGAATTTGCAAAGGATAAAGAAACAGTTGATGTAATCTTTGCGGCATCTGCATTGTACGGAACTTCAGGTGATGATAAAGTATTCCCTGCAATCTATAAGAAGTCAGACAACAATACAAAAGAAGATCAGATTGAACACATTGTTAGATTGATGCAAATAAAGAAACTGACAGGCGTTGCAAGTTGGAATATCTTAAATGGTGCAACTAACTTAGGAAGCAATACTACATACTTATATGCAGGACATTTTGACGATCCAGATGCACCAAATGCTGATTTAAATTTCGGAGCAACAAAGGAATTGTATTTTGATTTGGTAGCAGGTAATTTAAGCAATAATCTTTTCAATGTTTACTATTCACCTTACTTGGCAGAGATAACAGATAAGGATAGCAGATTATTAACTGCAAACTTTAAATTAACGCAACAAGATATTTTTAATCTTGACTTCAGTAAATTTATATATATAGATGGTGGATTGTATCGTTTAAGTAAAGTGATTGATTATACACCTGAAACAAACGAAGTAACTAAATGCGAATTATTAAGAGTAATAAATAAAGTATATTAATGGCAACCAATAATACAACAGTAGCGATAACCATTTCAGCAGATACACAACCTGCTGAAACATCGGTTAAGAGTTTTAAGACACAATTAAGAGAAGCCAATGGTGAGTTAGTTGCAATGTCAGAAAAGTTTGGTGCTGCATCAACAGAAGCAGTTGCAGCAGCAAAGAAAGTAGCAGGGTTAAAGGATGCCATTGGAGATGCAAAGGCATTGGCAGAAACATTCAATCCTGATAAGAAGTTTGTTGCATTAGGTGGAGCAATAGAAGGTGCGGTAAGTGGGTTTAGTGCGTTGCAAGGCGCATCTGCATTATTTGGTGGTGAAAGCAAAGAACTTGAAAAGACATTGTTGAAAGTTCAATCTGCGATGGCATTACAGCAGGGGATAAGTGGGGTTTTTAATGCATTGGATAGTTTCAAATTGTTAGGTGCTGAAATAAAAGGAAACGTTGTTAAAGCATTTACAGGATTAAAAGCAGCTATTGGCGCAACAGGAATAGGATTGTTAGCAGTTGCATTAGGTTTGCTTGTTGCGAACTTTGACAAAGTTAAAGTTGTTATTGAAAAGCTATTAGGACCACTTGCTTCTGTTGGAAAGTTCATTGGTGGTTTAGTTGATAGAATTACTGACTTCATCGGTGTTACTTCTGATGCTTCAAGAGAATTGGCAAAGATGCGAGAAGAAGCGGATAAATCTTTGACATTAAATAATAAGTATTTAGCACAGCATGGTGATCAGTTAGACAAATATACAAAGGCAAAGATTGAAGCGAAGAATAGATATTTGGAAGCGGTTAAGGATGAGAAAAACTCTGAAGCGGATAGATTGGAATTTGCAAAAAGAATGAATCGTGAGATTGCAGCAGCAGATAAAGAAAGGTCAGATGATGCAGCAAAAGCACAAGCAGAAGCAGCAAAGAAAGCAGCAGATAAACAAAAGGAGATTGATGATAAAAGATTAGCAAAAGAAAAAGAAACACAGGATAAGTTAAAGCAAATACAAGAAGCAGGATATAAAGCAGTTGAAGAAGCAATATCAATGCTTCGTAAAGATACAAGAGATGGCGAATTACAAGCAGCAAAACAAGATTTTGATAGACGTATTGCAGCAGCAGAAGCAGCAGGATTATCAGTATTAAGAATACGTGAAGCATATCAACAACAAACTACTGAAATAAATGCTAAATATGATAAGCAAGAAGCCGAGAATAAAAAAGTAGCAGATGATGAAAAAGAAAAAGCAACTTTATCAAACCAAGCAAAAGTATTAGCAGGATTAAGTACATTCAATTTACAAGTTAGTCAAGCAAATATTAATGCAGCAGCAGAACAAAAAAGAATTGATGAAGAGGCAGCAAAAAATAAAGAAATAGTTTTAAGTACAGTTTCTAATTTAGGAAATAGGTTTGCAGATATTGTAGGTAGACAAACTGTTGCAGGTAAAGCATTAGCCATCGCATCAGCAACTATTGATACATATCAAGCAGCAAATAGTGCATTGAAAGCTAACTATGGTCCTTTCGGTCCTGCGGCTGCAATAGCAAGATTTGTTTCAGTAGCTGCAACAATAGCAGCAGGTATAAAGAATGTTAAAACAATTGCATCAACACAAGTTCCAGGCGGTGGTGGCGGCGGTGGTAGTGTTCCAACTCCATCAATTCCAACTGCACCTGTATTGCCACAAGCATCATCTACAACAATCAATCAAGGGCAAATCAATCAGATAGGTAATGTTGCCGCAAGAGCCTTTGTAGTTGAATCAGATGTAAGCGGAAATCAAGAAAGAATACAAAGATTAAATAGGGCTGCAAGAATCAGTTAAAAGTACAACAACTCAAAAAATAATATATAATAGTATGGAATTACCTATATACGAACTCAAAATAGTTGAAGATTTACAGGATGATGCAGAGGTATCATTCGTTGCATTGGTAGACAAGCCTGCAATTCAAAAGGACTTTCATGTATTTAAAAATGAATTTATTGAGCCAAGCAAAGGCGAAGATAAACAACCATTCCTACAAAGATGCATTAGTTATGTAATTAACGAAGGTAAAGAAACTGAACAAGCGGTTGCGATATGCAATTCACTTTGGGAGAATCATTTTGCAGATAAAAATAGTTTTAGTATTTACGGATATAATCCAACACATTTTGATATGTGTCCTGTAGCAAATAAATTATTTCAGCATTTAGTTACTATGAATGTTGGTATAGAAGAACAGGGAATGATAAGATCAGCCGCACAAATTGCTGATTCAATATTTAGAATTGAAAAAAATGTAATTGATAGCAACACAGCTACTTCTGAACAAATAAACGAAGCAACTATTTTGTTAGATGATTTTATTGATTTGATGGGTGAGATTGATAAACTAATAGGCATGAATCATGATGTGTCTTTTATGAATGCTCACATAGAAAAAATAAAGAGTTATTTGCCTAAAACAGAATTTGCAGAAACTTATAACGATTACCCAAAGGCAGCAGCAGAGAATGCAAAGATAGCTTTGAGATGGGCAGAAGAAAATGGATGGGGTGAGTGTGGAACTCCTGTAGGTAAAGCAAGAGCAAATCAATTAGCAAATGGCGAGAATATAAGTGAAGATACTATTGCAAGAATGGCTTCATTTGCAAGACACAAGCAAAACTCACAAAAGGAGTTAGGCGATGGTTGTGGTCGTTTAATGTGGTTAGCATGGGGTGGTGATGAAGGAATTGAATGGGCAAGTAGAAAGTTAGAGCAAATAAGAAAACAAAACTTTGTAAAGTTTGAAATAACAAACGAAGAACAACATATTATATCAGGGCCATTAATGTTGGCAGATACTCCGATATATAGAAGCAATTCCAAATTCGGTGAACACTATGTTACATTCTCACCAGAAACAATCAAAGATATTGCAATCAAATTTTCAAAGAAAGGATATCAAAAGAATGTTAATTTGATGCATGATTCAAATATGCAAGTTGAAGGATTGGTAATGTTTGAAAGTTTCATTGTTGATAAAGCAAGAGGAATATTACCAATGGCAGGATATGAAGATGCAAAAGACGGCAGTTGGTTTGGATC